TGGTCTACGTTTCTTTTTACTAAATCATTTACTTCAGATTGATTATTTTCTGTAACATTTAAAGTCCCATCACTTATACTGTTTATAAGGGTTACACTATCTGTTGCTGCTGTTAAAATATCACTTACTGTTTGTTCCATATTATTCTCCTACCTTCTTTTTTAATTCTTCCACTTGTGCAGAAAGTTCTTTCACTGCATTTACCAAGTACCAGACAATATTATCAGGATTTACAGACTTAACTCCTGTTGATTCTTCTTTTACAACATCGGGTAAAATTTGTTCTATTTCTTGAGCTATAACTCCAAGTTGTACTCCTTCCTTATGAATAACTGCTGATGCTGAATTTTCAAAATCTGTAATCTCATCTTGCGTTCTGTATTCAAAGTTTCTTACCCTAATATTATTAATAGCGTTAAGACCTGTATTGTTATCTTCTATGTTCTTTTTAATTCTTCTATCGGAAGTTGTTGACCAAGATGATGAGTTATTGCCCTGATAAACTCCACCATCGCCTGGATTTATAAACCCTGTATTAGTTCCTTTACCTGTTATAGTAGCGGCAAAACTGCCTTCTTTTTTCCCACCTATAACAATTTCATTATCAACAGTATCTGAAGATGCTTCACACTCAGGGCCAATAAGAACATTACAAAAACCAGTTGTAATTGGAGGATTAGCATTAGAAGCTCCTATAACTACATTAAAACTACCTGTAGTAATTCTTTTTAAACTGTCTTTTCCTATGGCAACATTTTTAGTTCCTGTAGTATTAAAAAACATTGTGTTTACACCAATGCCTGTGTTGTCAGTTCCTGTTGTGGTGCTATACAAGCAGTAAGTACCTATACCCATATTATTGCTGCCAGTTGTAGTGCTGTATAAAGTTTCTCGTCCTATTGCCACTATCAATGTTCCACTTGTCACTTTGTAACCAGCTTTTGAACCAACGGCTACATTTCTTTTTCCAGTTAAACTTCCACCACCACCCCCAAGGGCGTTATAACCTACCGCAACACACTCATCACTTGTAGTTATACTTCCAAAAACACCAACACCTAATCCTGTATTTTGATTAGCGTTATCAATAGTTCCTGTAGAATCATCCCCAACCATAATTGAGTCTGTGCCAAAGGTTTTAAATGTAATACTACTTCCACCTCCACCACCTGACGCGTCTTCCCATGCCACACCACTACCAGTAGAAGTTAAAACCTGTCCGTCTGTGCCTTGAGATCCATTGACTTTAAAATTTGCTCCATCAATAATTGCTGCATCTACTAGACCTGTAAATGTTCCTGTTCCTCCAACATTCAAAGTTCCACCTATAGCTATGTTGGTATCTAACTTTGCTGAAGTAACAGCATCATCAACTATCTTAGCTGTACTTACAGTATTATCTGAAGGTGTTCCTATTGATACGGCTTCTACATGATATACAGTAACAACTCTATTTAAAACTATGCCAGTTGCAAAAGTTAGCGTTGTTCCTGAAGTTGAATAAGTATTTTGTGCCTGAAATACACCATCAACAAAAACTATTAAATTGTTTTCATTACTTACACTTGCTGAAAGTGTAAATGCTGTTTGACCTGATGTAGCTGTAAATATATCTGTTGTATAAGAGCTACTACCACCACCTCCGCCTGACTGAGCAACCCAATCATAATCCGAACCATTCCAAGATAAAACCTCTCCACTTGATGCGGTGCTTCTATTTAAGTGTGCATCAACATCCGCGTTGCTATAGCTCCCACCACTAACTGTAGTAAATGTAAATGAGCCTGAACCATTTGTTGTTAAGACTTGTCCGTTTGTTCCATCTGAACCAACATCGGTTAATCCTAATAAAGTAGTACTGCCACCGCTTGATGGTGTAGACCAGCTTAAAACACCACTTCCATTTGTTGTTAAAACTTGGTTAGAAGAACCATCATCGTTAGGTAATGTTAATGTGTAACTCGCTGCTGCACTATGTGGTGGGCCTTTAATTGTTATTCCGTGTGAGTTATTTTCACAATTAAGTTTAAATTGACCAGCTCCCTTAGTGGCGTTACCTTTAAATACAACAACACCTGAACCATTTGGGTCTAAGTTTATTGCACCATTACTTGTGCTAACAATATTGGAAGCACTTAATGTACCAGCTACAGATAAAGTTTTGCCTGATCCTATGTTTAAACCTATGCTAGTTCCTGTACCGTCTGATTTAAAGATTGCATCAAGAGCATCTAGGTCTGCATTAAGAGAAATACCCCAAGTATCTTCCGCTGCACCTGGCTCTGGTTTAGTTAAGTTTAGATTAGTTGTATATGTATCTGCCATTTAAGCTGCCTCTTGTTTTCCTAATTCAGTCCAATTTGTTGATGGGTTTGCTTGATTTGTCCATGTTGCACCTGTAACTGTTTGGTCTGTCCATGTATCGCTTGGAACAATTATATCTTCCCATTTTAAACCACCGATAGCGACAAGGCTACTGGTTTGACTTATCGTTGATGCTGAAACAAATGTAGCTCTACCTGTTGCATCAAAGCCTGATGTTCCTGCAATGGTTGAGAAACCACCAGCTTTTATAAAACCTTGCGAGTCAAAGTCTGATACTGCTGCAATGACTGCACTAGCACCGTTTGTTTTTCTTCCTACTGCGGTTGCATTAGAAACAGCCTGTATGACTGTTGTCCCTTTATCAATCTGTGTACCAGATGCAGTAAAACCAGAAACAGCCTGTATGACTGCTGTGGTTTGATCTACTTGTGTTAAAGTAGCGGTAGCTCCTGAAACGCCTTGAATGGTTGCTTCGGCTTGAAAAGCAAGATCGTTAAACTTTGACCTTGAGTAGTAGCCTTTATTAAAGCCTATACTGGCCATGATATTAAGCCAGTGTTACGTCTAAATCACCAGAGTTGAATCTAAATACATCCCCTGTGCTAACAACTTTTGATGCGGTTAAGTTTGCGTATGCTAATAAGTTACCTGATGTTAAAGCATCAAAGATGCCAACTGCTACTACTGTTCCGTAGTTTGCTGTAGCTGTTGGATATTCAATAGCTGCTGAATTACTAGCTTGTGTTGGGTTAGTACCAGATACAGTAAATGCTGATGCTTTTCTTACATAAGCTCCGCCTGAAACTTCTGTACCGCCACCTGTGTCTGTTGGTGCTACTGTATATAAAGCAACATATAAAGTGGATGGTGCTGAATAAGCATTGCCACCAAAGACATGCTCTAAAACTTTGTCTTCTAAATAATCTGAAAATCCAGCCATTCTATTCTCCTTTATTAATTACCGTAGTAATAATTTCTTTTTTGTTTTTTTCCGTAAGTTCTTCTTCTCATCATTAAAGAACCTTTACCAAATGCAGCCTTCTCTTGCTCAAGTCTCATTTCTTCTAATGCTTTCTCAAACTGTTGAGTGAACATTGGTATTCTTTCGTCTTCCATTAAGAAGATAGAAGCGTGTTTTAATGCACCATATAAATAAACATCTGGGTGCGAGACTGATACAAAGTTACTTGTATTGGAACTACTTAATGCAGATATTTTAGCATAGTAAGTTAGCTGTAGGGTATATTGTCCATCAGGAGTTGGTGCTAATTCGATGGAGTCATCAACCATTGCATAGTACACAGGTTGACCTACAGAGTTGTTGTTTGATTTTCTATAGACATCTAATGACTCTATAGATTGTTGGAATAAAGGACTGAAATCGTTTGATGTAATTTCTACATTAATCGCTTCCATCCAATCTGTTGGAACTGCTAAGTATTGTGAGTCAGCTATAGCAGTTGCTCTTTTAATCATGTCTTTGGTTCTTAACCTTCTGTTAAGTTCCGCTTCGACATTATCAATAAACGTATCCAGGTCAGACGTTAAATCTGATCTATTTAGATAATTTGCTATTGCTGTTTTTAATTCTGCATATGTCATACTTTACCTTGCCAAGTTCTAAATACTTTATTATCAGGGTCGTTAAGCCATTTTTTCCATTTAGCTCTATCTTTTGACCAGCCTTCGCGTAATGCTTTTTGCCAAATCACCATAGGGACTTCAGCAATGTGTCGCATATCTTTTCCAGGCTTAGGTGTATTGTCTCTTAGTTTCTTGACGTGGTCAATGACAGGAGCAACATCTTGAGTCGTATGATAAACCAGCTTGTCATCTTCGGTAATGAACTCTGATTTGTAACCAGTTTTATGGTCTGTGATTGTACGCTTTGTTGCCATATTAAATAAGGGTGGGAGAGCCGAAGCTCTCCCTGAATTCTAACTAACTTATGTTGTAGTTAAGTCAGCAACTATACCGTGAGCAGCTTCGTTGCTCATTTCTAGTCCGTACTCAGTCACAATCATTTTAGTTTGTGCATCACCTACAGTAGCGATATCAACTGTTTTAAAGTCTCTTAGGAAAGAAACTTTAGCATAGTCTGGATCAACTAATAATAGTGATCTTTCTCTACTGAAGTTAGATGGAATAATTTTTAACTCACCAAAGTCTGAAGCATAAATAGAAACAGAAGCCTCTACTGTGTTTGCATCAACCATTTGTCTTGAGTTAGTTCTACCTGTGAAACCAGATATTTTCTGCTTGTTTACAGGACCACAGATTGCCATTGAAGGCTCTCCACCGTTTGTAAAACAAGATTGCAATACTGCTTTAAGTAAAGGCTCAGTTAAAGCTCTTTGAGTTCCGTCTGTTGGAGCTGTTCCGCCACCAGTTGGAGCGCCTGCTGCTGCTTTACTGTAATTGGATTTTATCCAAGACTCAAAGCCACCAGTTTTTCTAGCTGTTGTTGCGTTACCAGTTGTTTTACCACCATTTTGACAGAGAGCTGTTTCCATGTCTCTTTTCAATGCTTTAGCCATAATAGCTAATTGATGAGCCATTTCTGACTTCTTACCAGCTGGGTCAGATGCTTGTTGAGAACCAGATACAGTTGCGTCTCTTGAAGAGATCATTGCAACGTTACTAACTCTAGTTGTAGCAGTAGAAGCTGAAGTAGCTCCGTCTAATCTAAAGCCTTCTAGTTCACCAGCTGCATCAACAGTTGGTAGAGTTTCTGTTTGCCAATCGAAAACTACGTTCTTGATTGAATTTTTACCAATAGCACTCATAAATGGAGTGGTTTGTGGTGAGATGTTATAAATTACGTCACTCAGTTGTTCTCTATCAGAAGTCGCTGAATACGTATCAAATGCGTTTGTTACTTTTGCCATGATATTTAATTCCTATGTTTTAAAAGTTTATATAATTTGTTCAAATAATTTAGCTGCATCCTGGACCTTTCCAGTCTTAGCTAGTTTTTGACGCGCTCTTTTCACAGGAGTTGTTGTCTTAGGTACGTTTGAAGTGCCAGGTCTTGCAGTACGAGCAACTGCTTTCTTTTCAGTTGGATTCACTTTAGTAGCTTGTTGTGTCTTATGTTGTAGCCATGCGTTTCTTAAACCAAGTAAAACTCGGTAGTCATAAACACTGTCCATCTCTTGAGGTGTGTACCCAAGAACATTAACACCGTAATCACGAATTGCCATCTTTTCTTTTGATGCCATTTCGTTATCTTGCCATTCTGGTATTTGTTCAAGCAGTTGTTGGTTACCGTATTCAACAAATTGTTGAAGTTTCTTTTGCTGTTCGGCTTGAGACTCTTGTTGGAGTCTTTGTGCTTCAGCTTGTACGGCTTGTAACTTTTGCTTTTTCTCATTCCAGACATCCTTTTCACGGACATAAGCAATAGGGTCTGCTTCGTAAAGCGCATTCCAATCTGGCTCGTTTTCTAACTCGCCCTTCAAAGTCGATTCCATCTTTGGTAACAACTGTGAGTAAATTGCGTCTTTTTGAGAAACCTCTTGTTGTTGAGCTTCAATAGCTTTTCGCTGTTGAGCTAACTCCTGAGTTTTTCTCGTATAATCTCTTTGGCGACTGTATCCGTTTTGGAGTTCTTCAAGCGTGACCTGTGTATCTTCGCCATCTACTTTAATTGTATATAGCTGTGGTTGCTCGGACTCCTCTTCTTCTACTTGATCTTCTTGAGGTTCGTCTTCATATACATCTTCTTCAAGCTCTTCTTCGTAAGATTCGTTATCTTCGATAACTTCCTCTTCGTTAACTAGCTCTTCCGATGCTTGTTCTTCTATTTCGTTTTCTGGTTGTTCCGATGGAGTCAAAAAACTTTCAAAAGATTGTTCTGTCTCTTGCATGTTTGTTTGTAAACCAATCGGCTTTGCGTTGTTGGTCATAATCATTCCTTAAAAATGTAAAGTAGTATTTTAACAATACTTATCTAAATTTTACACAACTTTGTGCAATCTTCCTAATTGGGATTTTGTGATAATACCCTTCTCTACTATTATACGCAGATGTCTTTCGACTTCTGGTAATAGTTTGATTGCTTTGTGTAAATTTTCTCTTTTAGTTATATCATCTTGCTTAGATGATAACCATAAATTTATGTATTCATTTTTAAGTTCTTCGATTGCTTTTGTGAAAGTCTCAGCGTTAAGAATTAACTCTGCTTCGTTTGAATTTAAAATATCTTCTTGTGATGGCATTAATTACCTTCCAAATTTATAAATGTTTGAATAATTATTTCCAGAATTAAATGATGGAACTGGAGATGGGTCAAAACTTTGTGAAGGACTTGGTGAAAAATCATTCTGGAAAGAATTAGAAATATTTTTTGCTAATCCTAATCCTGGTACAGCCATAGGAACTACTGATTCCATAAATGCTGGTATTCCTAAATTGATTGCACTACCTACTGGTAGTTCTTCTTTATAAGTATCCATGTTTATAGGAGACTTGTTTATAAAATCATTAAGCTCAACTTGATATTGATTTCTTACACCGTCATCAGCTGGTATTTGTGATAGTTCATCTTTATTAGAAATTAAATTTAATAACTTTTGTTGTGATGATGTTTTAGCTAATTCTTGTGGAGACATACCAACTGGTGTTTGAGGAGGATTTTGGTTTAATAAATTATTAAGTGGTACTTGTGGTACTACATAATCTGTATTTAATATTTCTTCTAAACCTGGTCTATCATCTAT